GTCGATGCAGTCTTCCCTACCGCTTCGTCAGCTTTGTTGGCGGCATCCTCTAAATCAGCCAATTGCGTAAGCGTTGTTTTTGGGTCGGATTTAGCATTATCTAAAGCTGTATGTGCATTCGACTGATCACTTAGCGCATTAAATACATTAGTAAATGGGTCATTAGACTTGTTGACTGATTTCTTTACCTGAACGGAATTTACTTTATCTAACAATTTTTGTGCATCCTCATCGCTTAATGACCCCTCCTCCTGTTCTGCCTTAATTCTTAGCTTTATATCATCAATTAGTTTTTGCGTTAATTCCTTGCTAATCTGTAATTTTTCATCAGTAGCCAGTTTGTATGATTCAGTATCTTTTATATAACTGGCTGTTTGAACACTTACAGCGTTATCGCTTTCCTGTTGTATGACCTCCGACGCTGTACGTGCTTCGGCAGCTTTTTGAGTTGCCCAGGCTTTTACTTCAGGAGATGCTGTCGGATCGGCGGCAAGCTTTTCCAGTTCGGCAGCTTTATTTTCCAGATCGGTAATTTTAGCCTGATAACCAAATTCAATCTTAACCCGCTTATCGGCACTCTCACCCGCCAGTTTGGTGATATCATCACCCCACTTTTTATAAGCCCCGGTTCGCTTTCCTAAAAAAGCGTTATCGAGGGTTATCATTTCATCATTCAACTTCTTTGCTAATTCCGGGTCAATAGCATTGATTGATGCGTTAATATCTTCCGGTTTAGTAGACAGGCTTTTAAACCCTTTATCATCTTTATGTGACTTATTATAGGCATCAATAATGGCAACTTCTTTTTCAGTGATTTTCTGAATTTCGAGGTCTTTTTCCAGGTCAATTTCAGCCAGGCGTTTTTGCAAACTGTCTTCCTGTTGCTGAACCAGTAATTTTGCTGTTTGATCATGAATGGCCAGGATTTCTTTTTGAAAGGCTTTAGCGGCATCGAATTGCTCTTTAGTGGCTTTGTCTTTTTTATTCTTATCATCATTAAACAATAATACGTCTGCATTTTCATTAATTATTTTATTAATGCCGTTCATTGTTTCTTTTAAATCCGCTCTCTTTTTAGCTATTTCTTTCAATTTACTTACCGCGTTGTCGTACTCCTTAAGAGAGCCTCCTGATGCCGCATTATCATATACTCCGGCATCATCTCCTGAATAATCAATGCGTGAAGCTGCGGCATCATTAGCAGCTTGATTTTGAGCTTTAATTGTTTTGTTTTTTGTTTCTTCCAATTGAAGGTCTAAATCCTGAGCATAAATTTCAGATAACTTTCCTTTTGCAGCTTCAGCTAATGCCTGCCGATTTAATGCTTTAATATACTCATCAATAGCTTTTGTGTTTTCCCTGATTAATTTTCCCTGACTATCAATTTGCGCGTTATAGTCTGGGATTAGTTCTTTTAGTTTTCTTATTGCCGTTTCTTTATCTTTATAGCTTGCAGTCGCTGAGTTTAAAACAGCTCTTAATGCTTCTATATTAACCGCTTGCTTTGCAAATTCTTTATTTGCTTCAGAAGAAATTTCAATAAATAATTTTTGCCTTTCAGCCACTTTTTCCTGAGCAGATTTATACTGTTCATACAGCACAATAAGTGCCGTAATAGCTATACTCAATCCAATTGTAAGCGTAGCCATTAAAGCCCTGGCTGCAACGGTCGAAATACCCATTGCCGCCGCCACTTTAAGTTCAGCAGCTGCAAGAGCATCCTTTATTGGAACTAAAATTTTAAGTCGCGAATAGCTGTTTTCATTCAGCATTTCGGCGGCCTGTGTTAAACCTATGGTAATAGCCATTACAGCCTGCAGGCGCATCTGTATTTTAGCCATATCCTCATTTTCGCCTGCGAATAGGCTCATTGCACCTGTAGCGGCTGTAAAGGCTCCGGCCATACCGGTTACAGTTTGCGTAGCAGCATGCATTCCACCTTCGGGGTCACCTAATACTTTAGCCTGTTTATTGGCTGCATTCATTCGTTGCTGAAGTCCGCCTAATATTTCTTGTTGCTGTGCATAAACCTCAGTTCCTCGCAGTCCGGCTTGTGCCATTTGGTCGAGTGCTTGTTTTGCATTCATCACCTGGGTACGAAGGCGAACATTTGCTTCAGCTGTTTCGTCTACTTTTGCAGCATAGTCGCCAAGTGCTGCTTTTTCTTCTGCTAATGCCTGTTTCGCGGAATTTAATTCCTGAATCAGCTGATTTTTTTCATTACCCGGAGCTGCCTTGCTTATTTTAGCCTCAATATTCTTCATGTCGGCTTCAATCTGCAAAATAACGTCCTTTTGTTCCTGCACGGCTGCTCTGGCACTTTCTACCGCACGCTTTCCTGCATTGGCGATATCGTCAATACTTTTTTCAATTTTAGGTGCTTCCTGGTCAATATTACCACCGAGCATAAAATCTATATTTACAGGTTCCATAATGGTCTGCCCACTAACCCCCTAAAGGGGGAACCGGAGAGCGCGGCTTTATCTTATTTATTTTTCAAAAAAAACATTCAATTTTCTTTCTTTTTCCCACTTTAGTAGGTTAGGGGCAGTTTAGTTCATTAAGAATTCCGCCAGTTCCTCATCACTTTCAATTTCTTTTTTTTGCTTGGTAGATATTAACCTTGGTGCATCGGCTAATTTCATTTGAAAGTTAAACCAACTTTCTCCCCATAGGATATAATCATGTGTCCAACCGGTCTCTTTTTGCAGGCTGTATATTAATCCGAAAAGGCTATGGGAGCTTTCGCTCCGAGACTCCTTTTCACTCCCGGACTCAGATTCATCGGACTGGTCATCGCCATCTTCTCGATAAATTTGATAGTATTCATAAAAGACTCTACTCTCCCATATACGAATAGCCACATGATAAGTTCCTGTATCTGGTCTCCATTTAAGTTATTCCGTAAATATCTGCCGAACGGCCTTGCTAAAAGCGGTATCTTCAAACGTGAATTCAACAGGCAGCTCGCTACAATTCGGCAAACCGGTTTTAAATTTTCATGTATCGTCTTCAGGTCAACCGATATCGGTTCTATTCCGGTGTCTTTTATCTTTTTTGCGAGTTCGTCTGGAACCCCCATTAAAGGGACGGGGGTCGGCAGTTCCGTCAAATAAAGCAACGTACCTAACCTCAAGCGTCTCACCACTATCCGTATTTTCTTTTTACCAAATAGCTGAAATAAAAAAGGCGCCGGTATATGAAATGCCGCGCCTCTGTCGAGCAGCGCGAGAGCTGCCGCTTGTTCTGTATGTTTATCCATTGTGTTATTATTATGTAGAGACGCAAAATTTTGCGTCTCTACAAATAAATTATTATCCAATCTTTATTGCTGATACTCCGGCTTTTGTTGGAGTCAATACACGACCTTCAATATTTACTTTCAGGATTCCGGCACGCGACAATTTATAGTCGATAGTAGCTTTCAGGCTTACACGTGGTAGAGTAATTACTTTGCCTGATTTAGGGGTAATTTTAACAGACTTTTCCAAAATATCGCTGGTTGACGGGGAAGTCCATGTGTCATTCGGAGCAGTTCCGGTGGCAGTACCTCCTAAAATGGAAACCAATGTAGCCGGAGTTACATCAGTAATGGCAAACTTGATTGTTGTTTTTTTCACACCTGGAACAATAGCAAATGGTTCATCAGCTTCCTCGCAAATATGTTCCGTGTCTGCATCCTGAGTTTGTGTGAATTCAGCCGTTTCTTTATAAGTCACCCCTAATGGTGCAAAAGTGGTGGATACGTCTCCATCCGATGCAATAGCCCCAATCTGAATGGAAGCTACGCCTAAATTTCTTGTTTCTGACATACTAATTATTTTTAATTGATTTTTAAAAGCTTTTTAATTATTGATTGAATTGGCGACCAGGTCACCAGTTTAAAGACTGCAAAGGCAGCGAGAACAATAACAAGGATAAACCCGCTTCCTTTTTCTGAAGTTTCTTTCGAATTTAGAAAAGTTTGAACTCGAATTGTATCCGTATTATTTACTGTATCTTTTTGAATATGAATCCGGTCTTTATAGATTGTTTGAAATTTAGAAATCCGAATAGTGTCTCCTTTTTTCTCAACATAAATACTATCGCGCTTGCTAAAGTAAACACTGTCTAATTGGATTTTATTCACGTATTCAGTATGGTTAATTATGCGTTCAGTTGGTTTACACCCAATCAGCATCAATACCACTAAAGCACTAAATACCTGAAACCTCTTTAGCTTCCTGCTTTTTCTGATCAATATTTTCATGATTAATAGAGTCTAAAATTTTGAGTATTTTTACGTTTGTCTGGGTTAACTTCTTAACCTCAGTACGAAGTTGTGAGACTTCCTCAGCCATTTTGGTATAACTGTCGTAAATAGACTGTGCTCTTTGTTCCGCAGCTTGTGCCCTTAACTCACTTTTTTCAGCACTTTCGCGCCATATAGTTATTGCCTTAGTTACATTATCCAGCTCAGTACTTTCGGTCGATGCCACAGTTCCGTCTGCCTCGGCAGCTGCCTTTTTACGGATAGACCGTAGTGTTAGAAATGTCACAAATAGTCCACCTCCTAAAATTAGGTTAAGAACCAAACTTACAGTATCAAACCATTGTGAATTAATTGTCAATGCCTCGCTCATATCAGGCTATTTTATGTAGTTACTTAATACGGTTAGTAATGAAGATCCACCGGCCAATCCGGCAAATATATAAATCAATGTGTGGTCAATCTGAATTCCAAAGGCATTAATTGCTACTATGATAATCAGAACCAATACAGATATAAGCGAAATTAAACGCTTTTCATCTGCGTCATTAGAGTTACTCAATAGTATCTGTAACCACTTCATTAGCTTGCTCGTTTTCAGGTTCGGAAATATCAATATCGGTCAACGGATTGTCCGATACCTTGGTAATGTCAGGATAAATCGTTTTAAGCTCATTTACCACACGATCAATACTTTCCTTTTGCTGCTCAGTACGGGTATCGGCGGCACTTCCGCTTTCATCAATGCCGCCCTCCCAGCAAATATCAATCTGATTTCGCACCTGATCAAGTGGGCGAACAGCCTCTACATAACCGCTTTTCCTGACATAGAAAAAGTAGTTAATCGGTTGTAAATTTTCTCTCCTGAAAATAATAGCCTGGTCGGAATTATAGTCAACGCAAAACTGCGTACCTGCACTGATAATACCTATTTTTATGACTTTCATACTTGAAATTTGAATGAGTTTAAGCGGTTCAACCAACCTTTATGAAATACTTCCTGACTGGGATCATTCTTACAAATGCCGTCAAAGAAAGCTTTCCGGGCCAACCACAATTTTTTAAACAGTTCCGACTGATCACCTGAATTAATTGCTGCGAGCGTTTTAGAACCTACTACGCCATCCGGAAGCAGTCCGAGTGCTTCCTGTGGTTTTTTAATGCCCCATGCGCCTGAGTTCCACACCCAATCCACCAGTAAGTTGGCAATACTTTGATTATTGATCTGATCGGCCTGCCAACTATCCCAATACTTTTTCAGGATATTGACTACATCGGCATGATTAATCAAAGCTAAATCGTTAGCATCAATATCACCATCTCCGTCTTTGTCATAGCCCTGACTTTTCCACGTTGCCAGCGTAACGCCCATATTAGTGGCGTGTCCTTTGTCATTCGGGTTGTTCACTTTTCCGCCTTCAACCTGAAATTCAATTGGTATTAATGAATCTATCTTTGCCATGATTTAAATTTTGAACAAAACCGCCTACTTGTTAGCTCTTATCCCCCTCCTTGGAGGGGTTAGGGGAGGTCGCTTTCAGCGGTTTTTCACACACGGACGGTTTATTATGTTGTAGCAGCTTGAACAATTGCAATTACACCTTTCGCATCATTTCTACGGATACGGCCTCCTAAACGAACCAGTGCAGAATAGATATCGCCAAAGAATGTTGGATCTCCCAAACGTTCAAAGAAACTTACAGTTCCTAAGGCACGTTCTACGCTGTTTTTCTGCCAAGCAATAGCAGCTCCATTATGAGCAGCTGCTCCTGCAGTCGTCCATGCAACTGGTACAGGGGTTGATGAATTATCATAGCGCATTACGCCGTTACGAACCAATATATTGAATCCGTAAAGTTTACCAACTACTCCGGTTGCAGGATCCATTACCTGAGAGAAATCACGGTATTGAGTTGCTGTTAAGTCAGCGGTTAATTGGTCGTACATATCAGCATCAAGCATTAGGTAACGATCTGCACCTGGAACTCCGTTTTTATTCATCAGTTTTTGTGCTGATTTTACATCGGCTACACAGAAAGCTTTCCGGTTTCCGGTAGCTGAATCGGTGTGAGCTAAAACTGCCGTACCGGTAGTTCTCAAAATCTGACCGGCTACGGTTGGACTCCATTTAAATAATATGTTTAATGCTGCCGCCTCTGCGATAGCTGATTTAGTATCTGCTAAAACTGAATTACGTTTATCGTAAGCGAGTTCCACAGTCTCAGCATTTGTAATTAATACCGGATTAGAAGTAATTTCGTCGATAGCATAAGTAATATCAACATCAGTACGTTGGGTAACTGAAGCCGGTAAATCAGTTCGGTTAGTCACAACTCCCGGAGCTGCTCCCGCATTTGGTATATGAACTACTTTTCCTGCCAATACATATTGATCGGCGTTATACGCGAAATTTAAAAACGAATTATCAGCAAAAAGTTGCTCCACAATATCCGATTCCCAGATTTCCTTCTGAATGGCCATTGATAAGCCTTTATCACCGGTTCTGATAAGCGACAGCGCGCCACCTGTACCCACTGCGGCCAACAAACCGCCCCCTGTTACCGAAGCCAATACAAGCCCGATAACCATGTTGAACATTAATGCAAAAATCTTTTTCATACCTTAAAAATTTTATTTGTTTTTTTACTATAAACTATTTACTATAAACTGCTTACTGTTACTGCCTATTAATTTGGTTTTTTCCCAAATTTTGCCTCGAATTTCTCAACATACATGTCGTTGAATTCAAGTTTTACCTTAGCAAGTTTTCCGGCTTTGTCCAGCGCGTCCCAATCCATAAGATTAAGCGTTTCACGTTCGGTTTTTGAACCGGTAGCAAGCTGTTCTCTCACACTTTGACGGGTTGGAATAGCTTCCAACGAAGTTTTGGCAGAATCAAAATCTTTATCAAATAGGTTGATAAAGGTTTCCTTTCCTTTAGCATCAATACGGCCATCTTTTACGGCTGCATCAACTAAGTTCAATGCTTCGGCTTTCCGTGCATTGGATTTTTCGGTTTCGTGTGCGTTTACCTGATCGGTCAATAGCAACACCTTGGCATCAGCAGCAGCCTTATCAGCAGCCAGTTTTTCAACGGCAATGCCAATAGCCACATCGTCTGCATTATCTGCCAGATTCAATGTTTTTAAATAAGTTTTCGACATAATTTCTATTTTTGGTTTTACAATAAAATCCGAAAGTTTAAGAGCGGCGCTTTCTTTTTTACCAAAGGTTATTTCTATACCCTTGTCGTCGTAAAATCGTAATGCCATTGAATTATGATTTCCGCCAACGGCTACAATGGAGGCCTCACGAAGTCGGCATTTAGTCACTACCATACAGCAATCTCCATCGTTGCAAAGCATTGGATCGTCAGAACATTCCAGGTCAACTAATCCGCAAGAAGCCATTTTGATAAATCCATTCTGCACCTTTTTAATCATGCGCTGTACATCCTTATCGGTGTCTTCCGTATCAAATACAGCATCGGCTAATAACTGACCGTTTTCTTTGCGAACGTTTTCCCATTTTCCTACCGGCATATTCCAGTCATTATGTTGGTAAAACATAACCGGATTTTTCTCGAACTGCGCTGTATCTACGCCCTCAACCGAAACACATACATCTTTTGTAGTAGTCGAGCCGTCGAGTAATATGAAAGTGATTGGATTCATTTAAATGTCTATTAATAATTGGTTAAATGCCGATGCGACTGTGTTTAATGATGCAAAAATCCTATATAATTCAATCCCTACAAAAAAGTACTGCCATAATGGCAGTACTTTTTTTCAATAAGCGTTTAAAGCCGTTATTTTGCTTGAAATTTAAACATTATATAATGGCAGAAGCTAAGAAAAAACGCACGAAACAGGAGATGGATGCATTGTATGATTATGCTAAAATGCTATTCATATATGATAAACTTACCCAAAAAGAGATTAGTAAAAAAACGGATGTAAGCGAACCTACTATAAGCAAGTGGGTCAAAGACGGGAATTGGGAAGATTATC